TGGCGCGAAGACCGAACGGTGCAAAAGACTGCGGCACCTTCTATCCTCCTTCTATCTGTTATCCGAACGAGGGTCGTCGCCCCCGGGAAAAACGCTTGGAACCTTCGTTAGCAAACTGCACCTGCCGGCCGCCGTCCTCATAGCTGATCGTCTTCAGATCGAAAGCCTGCTCCGCTTTGATGGCCCGATCTTCGGCCCACTTTTGGATGGCTTCCGCTTTCCGTCGAGGTAGCTTTGCGAGGACGAGGTCCCCGTTGATGGCTGCACCCGCCAACGCAGAAATCTTGCTTTCGAGACCGGGGAAAACGTATCCATCGGGAACTTCTTCCAGTGGAACGAATGCCCAACCCTCTCGAAGTCGCGCCGAGACATTGTTATAGTCTTCTTCCCTACCTGCCCGAAACCGAATCCAGCGATAAGCGTACTGGTCAGTATCCGGCATGGGAGGGATTTCTAGCGCATTGGGAGGAGTATACTCGCTTTCCAGAGAAATTTCAAGTGGATCGTCAATAGAGTTGTCAGAGGCCGGGCCGGCCTTCATGCGGGGCATTACAGAATCTCCGTATATTGATTTGCGGTGGACTGAGCCTTTTCAGTCTTGGCCTTTTCGCGGGCATACTGCTCGACAGTAATACCAAGTTGACGGGCCATCTGACGGTCAGCCTCAGTAAGTACAACTCGAATCTTGCCGGAAGCGGGGGCCGGGGTCGACCGATTCTGGATGGTCGGATTGGACGGCTGCCGGGCTGCCGTAGCGGGGGCTGCCTGTTTGCCGCCCAACTTGGCCGGGAACTCCCGCTTCAGGCGCTGGTCGAGGACGTCGAAGTAGTCAGGATCGCTGGGCAGGTAGCCTTCGCCCACCATCTGCTGGTCGATGACCTTGGCAGCAGCCGTCATGACGGCGTCCTTGTTGAACCAGTCCTTGTTGCGGTCATACCACTCGGTCAGGCCCGGGGGCTGGGCACGCCTTGCAGGCTGTTCAGGGGCGGTAGATCGAGTCTGCTGGGTCTGCTGCGGCGCTTCCTGTCCAGATTGGGGCGCCGTCTTGGTAGGGATGCTGCCCCTATCCTTTTCAGCCTGCGCCTTCTTGGCTGCCAGAGAGGCGAGTTGCTGCTGGACCTCGAAGATGCGAGAGCGGTCGCCGGACTCAAAGGCCGCGTCAAACTCGGATCGCAGGGTCTTCATGCCCGCGTCGAGGTTCTGGATGTAGAGGTCGAAGCCGATGGCCGCGCCCTCATTGGCATCGTTCTCGTACCGCTTGGCCCGCGCTTCCGCCTCTTCTAGACGGGCTTGCGCGTCGGCTAGTTGCCGGGCATAAGCGTCTCGCTGGGCCTTCAGACGACGGCTTCGGGTCAGCTTCTTGCGGTCGGCGGAGCCGGCTTCGGCTGGGCTGCCGTCGTCGTCAGCATCGTCGTCGGCTGGTTCGGCCTCCTGCTGGGAGGGGGCGGGCTCGGCGACGACCGAGACGGGAGCTTCTTGCTCGGGAGCGCCGTCCATGACAATTTCGATGTCGTCGACGGCGCCCGCTTGCCCAGACGGATTGTCTAGGTCAATCTCTTTATAGCCTGATTCGGACATAGGAAATTATTCCTTGAAGTTGGCGTCGAGGTACTCGGGCTTTTCGACCACGAGTTCGATGTTGGAGGGCTTGATGAGAAGGAGCTTGACGCCCTTCCACCAGATCTTCTGGCCGACCAACTTGGCGTAGACGATGAAGTCGCCGGGCTTGACCCACGCGCCAGTCTTGTAGATTTCCTCGTCCTTGAAGGCGAGTTCGCCAATGGCCAGAACGCGACCAACCGTGTTCAGGTACTCACGGTCCTCGCGGAAAGTATCCGGGAGCAGGATGCCTCCTGCCGACTTACGCCGAATGGGCACGGGCCGGACAAGAATCCCTACACCAGGAATCCTAGGCAGCGGCGACGGATCAGGAATTTCGTCCTGGGTCATCCACTGGTCGTTCGTGATTGCCCCGTCGAGGGGCACGCGGGCGGTAAGCATTAGTTCCTTTCTTCTGCTGGCTTGGTCTCTACAAGGTCGTAGAGCAGTTGCACGGCCTGATTGAGGCCGGCAATAACGCCGCAGGAACGGGCATACTCTTCGTAGGTCTGGGCGCCGCCACGGGAAAGAAAGTCTCTTTCCCGCTCGACACGCTTCTGAACCTCTGCTACATACTCAGAAAGAAGTCTCATTGGGTAGGTGCGTTAGCCCGTTCTGCAAGTCGTTTGGCTTGAATATCCGCCAGTTTGGCGGAGTTGTCAAGTATTTTCGAGGAAGCCGAAATCTGGTTCTGCTTGCTCTTGTTCTCGGCATCGAGGAGCATGCTGGTTTCCTTGAGGTCAAGCTCGCGGTTCTTGAGGGCGATCTTGGCTGCCTCGCGGACATCCTGCGACTGGATGCGTGCCGCCGAAAGCTGAAGCTCCTGCTGATTAAGCTGAACCATCTGCTGCTCAACGGACGGACCTTCGCCGCCCATGCCGGACGCCGCCGAGATCATCAGCATCTGTGTGGCGACTTGAGCCTGCACGTTCGGGTCTTCGATGGGCATGCCCATCTGCTGGGCCAGAAGCGCGGCCTGCGCCACGAACATCAGCACCTTGTGTTCGGCGATGTTGGCATTTAGAAGCTGGAGGCCAATGGCGATGGTCGGGTCGTTGGCGCCCTGCATCTGCGGCGTCTTGAGGAACGCTTCCTTCACGGCAATGTGAGCGGCATGATTCTGGCCAAGCTGGGCCTTGATGGGCTTGCCCGACATGGCAGCCTGCACCTCGGTCAACGGATCGGCGCTGATGGCTTGGGCTTCCGGGTTGACGAGGAGCTTGTCCACGTTCTCGGTGCCCATGGCCGCGTAGAAGCGCCGTAGCGCCTCGCGCATGTCGTGGAGTTGGGGGAACTGGGCAGCCATGTTGAGTTCGATCTGGGCGCGAGCCACCCGCTGCGACTCGGTCAGGGCATTGGGGTCAGACGCCGGAATGACGTCCACGGCCGCCGGGTCGAAGTCGTTGCGCTGGACGTAGGCGTTCTCGGAGCCGACCACGAAGTTGACGAGGTCGGGCAGGTTCTCAAAGTTGAGTTCGCCAATGAGCTTGAGGAACTCGCCCTGCGACTGGTGGAGGCGCTTGTGGATCGAGGAGTAGAATCGCTGCGAGGCTTCGATCAGGGCCAGCGTGGTGCCGACCGGACCGTAGTTGGTGGCGTTGGCGGCGACCTCGTCGGTGGCGTCGGCGAACTTCTGGCCGCTATCCACCATGAACTTGAGGAGGGCGAAGAGGGTCTGGTTCGGCTCCTTGCCCGGCAGCGGGAAGAACGCCTTGCCCAGTTCTTCGGGCGACAGGTTGACGTCGCGCCACTCGCCAAAGCCCAGCGGGGTGTCGCTGTCGGAGAACTTGGCGTCTTGGGACTTGAAGCCCGCCTGCCAGTTGGCGTACTGGCCTGCGTCGACCAGCGAGCGGAGGGCCACGGTAGCAGAGGCTGCGAGGTCGCCGATGAGGTGGACGTAGCCAAGGGCGTAGAAGCCGAAGGCCGGAATGAACTGGTCGACGGTGTACCAGATGCGCTTGGTCTTGGAAGTGTCGTCCTCGCGCCAGTTGCGCTTGATGGAGTAGACGTTGCCGGTCTTGACGTTGAAGTGAACAATGTAGGGCGCCATGCCACCGTCGGGCAGCGTGGGGTCGTCGCCGTTCAGATCGAGGTAGCAGTGAGCCTCGCCGACCGTGTAGCCCTTGCGTTCGAGCGACATGTCGAAGCCTTGGGCGTTGGCGATGGCTTCGGTTATTTCGTTGGTGTCGAGGACTTCCTCGGCATCGTTCTCGGAGACTTCGAGGAAGGTGCCAGCCGCCACAAGATTCTCCATCTTGCGGGTGGAAAGCTCCATGACCTCGATGTATTCCTCGGCGTCACGCAGATGGGTTGCCGATGGGTCGATGTAGAAGTTCTCGACGTAGACGACGGTGGGGTCGGGCGCGGAGTTCACGCTGTTCCAGCCCGCCTTGCGGATGCCGGTGCCCATGAAGCCAACGCGGAACAGGTTGCGTTCGAGGTCGTTGTAGAAGCCCGGCACCTGCTCGGTAAGCTGGTAGTTCATGTAGGTGCGGACGCGGGCAGCGGCCTGTTCGCGGGGGATGTCGACGTAGCCACGCACCTTGGTGCGGACCGGACCCTTGGCAGGCCACAGTTCTTGGATGGCCTTGGCCTGGAACTTGACCACGTTTTCGATGAGGAGGGGATGGACGGCGGTGCAGGCACCATCGACCTCGGTGTTACCCTGGCCCTCGGTGTTTAGGCCCAGCCAGTGGATGCCCTGCTTGATTTTCTCTTCCCACTGCTGGCGGGCGTTCTTGAAGTTCTGGAGGGCGTCTTGACGCTGGGAGCCGATGTCCCGAAGTATTGCGTCGTCCATGCCGGCCGCTAGGTTAGCACCGAACGACATGTCAATCTCGACAATCTCGTCGGCCGGAATAACTTCGAGCGTCTCTTCAGAGAACTCAAATTCCATTTCTGGATTTTCGAGATTATCAGACATGTGTTACTTGACTCCAATAGCTCTTGAAAGGGCGTCTACTTGAAGGCCGCTCCACATTGCCGACCTTTTCTTGCGTCAATTCATAGCGGCGTCGCAAGTAAAGCAGGGCCATCACCATAGCATCGACGGCGTCGTCATGGGCGCCCTTTGGAAATTCTAGGGCCTCCTGCAAAAGCTCGGCCGCATATTTCCGCTTGAGGGGTAGCCAGACGCGCTGACGCTCAATAATGCCTGTCACCGCATGAGCCCTAGCCACTTTATCACGGTCGGGCTGAAAAGGCAACACAGGCAGCTTATTGAGCTTAAGGTCCTGAATTAGGGACTGACCCGAGGCTTTATTTTCCACGATTATGCGATCCGGCTTGAACGTCGTATATTGTTCTTTGGCCACGGCCCGAAGCTGGGGGTAGGTCCACCGGCCCCGGACTTGGTTCAGGAGGATGGCGTTGGGCTCCTGATACTCAAAGCCCTTCTCGTCGGTGAAGGTTAGGTGGAAGATGCCCCACGTCTGAATGACCGAGAAGTCAGCCTTGGCCTTGGTGGAGAAGGCGGTATCGAGGGTTTGGATGATCTCGTCGCACTCGGGCGGATCGTCTTCGTCCCAGTCTTGGAAGTCGTCCTTGTTGAAGACGTTGCCGTCCTCGCCGGTCGGGGTCTGCATGTACAGGGCACCCCAGTCGGCCCGCGACAAACCCTCGCGCGTAGCGATGAGGTCGTCCATCGTGATGTATTCGGGCCAGTAGGATTCGCTCTCAGGCAGCATGAGGTATTCGGCTGCGGGCTTGTCGAGGATGGCCGGAATGGATATGACTTCCCACTGGTCGACGCGCGGGTTGCGGGCAGCCTTGTCAAGCAGGAAGCCTGAAAGGTCGCGCACATGCCACCGGGTGTTGACGAGGATGATGCGGGAGTCGGGCAGTTTACGGGAGCGGAAGCCGGGGCCATACCAGTTGTTGACACGCTCGCGCTCGGTGTCGGACTTGGCGGTCTGCTCGGAGAGGGGGTCGTCGAGGATGCCCAGATTGAAGCGGTAACCGGCGATGGACTTGCCCGCGCCGGCAGGCATGAAGGAGCCGCCCGTGATTAGCTTCCAACTGGTGACGCCCGACATGTCGTCACGGATGCGAACGCCGTCGAAGATCTCTTGGTATTCGGAGGAGCGGACGAGGTCGCGGATACGGCCAGAACATTCGACCGCCTTGTCGGTGGTGTGCGAAATCCACATGAAGCGCCATGTGGGGTGGCGACCCATGCACCATGCGACGAACAGCATAAGGAGGACGGACTTCATGGAGCCCGGCGGCAGCATGAGCATCAGGCGCTCGACGGACCCATCGTCTACATCTTCTAGTGTAGCAGCAATTGATTCAATATGGCGGCCGTCGCGGTATGTATTGCCGTCCAACATCAAATGGGCCAAAAGTTTTACGAAAACATAAAAATGATCTTGCGCTTCAAGAACAGCTTTCTTGTGCAGCAAATCAGCTAACTCTGCTTTGGCCTCAATAAGTTTATTGTCGTCGCTTGGAAGAACTGTCATTTTAATACTTATTTTGCTTTTGCAGATTTTGCCAATCAGGAATTATTTGCAAATTCCAAGGAACGTGCAAACCGCAGACATGGGGATGCTGAAGCGGTATGATATGATCCACATGATAAACAATACCTATCATATCTGAAACACGCTGTGCTTGCTGATAAATAGCAAGAAGCTCCTCAGATTTAACCCATGACGGTTGAGCAGCTTTACAGCGCGCGCGTCTTGAAGCTGTCTGCGAACGAACTTTTGCTTGATTACGCTTCTTCCACTCTTTGATACGGGAGTTAACCTCTTGACGATTTTTGTCCGCATACGCTTTGGAATTTCGCGCGACAGCTTCGCGGTTGTTCTGTGCCCACGTTTTTGCGCGCAAGCGTGCGCAGACAACACAGCCGCTGCTGCCTTTGTAGCGTTCCCCTGTATGACCATTTTTACAAGGGATGGCTGACCAGTAAGTTTTAGTTGATTCGGAGTTTGCGTTCAATTTCCGGCTCGGCTTCACGCAGGATAGCAGTCAGTTCGCTGATCCGGGTATCCAGTTCCTCCTTGGAGTGGATGGTCCGGTGAACGATTTCCTTCTTCTCAACGAACATGCCAAGGTACTTGGCGAGGTTTTCCATGGCGCGGTTGGCGTTGGTAAAGTCGCCGGAGGCCATAGCTTGGGTGGCAATGTCGTTAAACCACTTGACGACATCCTCGATATTGATTTTCATGCGAGCCTTCTCCTCAATCTCGAATGCACTGATAAGGTCGTGGAACTCCGGGATGACCAGCATGCGGTTGGCCATCTCCAGCAGGACGACGGGGTTGTTGCTGTTGTAGCCCGCCTGCCGCATGGCACCACACTTGTTGGAACGGCCGTTCAGGGCGAACTGGCGGGCGAACTCGACCTGCTTGGGCGTCAGCTTCTTGATGGCTGTGATCTTGTCCCACTTGGCCTGCCACGTTTCGCGCAGGTGGTCGCGCAGGTTGCGGATCGCGTCGACGTTCTCTTTGGTGACGGCGCGGGCAGGCTTGTGGATGTTCATGCGCC